GAGCCAATTACAGTATCAGTTACATTATTATTAAGGTATATTTCGCTAATATTTAATGTAGCACCCCCAACCTCTCTAATTCGGTAATATCTTGCATTAGTAGGAGTAGGTATATCAAACCAGTATAATTGGCTTGCTGTAAAAGCTTTGGCAGGAATAGTTAGAATATTCTGCCAATTAGCATTATCATTAGAAGCTTCAACATTTAAGTTATAAGTTAGATTTGCATGTGAAGTTATACCGCAAAAACTAATATTTTGCCTCATTCCCGCACCATAATCATAAGAAATATTACCATCAGGAGCATCTTGAGTGCAAGAAGTTGCCTTATTTCCATCAAAGGCATTTGCTGCTATTCCTCCATTACTTGATGCAGGAGTACCGCCAAGCACCCTATTAGAAGACCTAAGGTTTACCTCTGTTAAATCACTGACATAATTAGGCAAAACATAGGCAGATTGAAACTCATTTAAAGCTAGAAACCCGCTATGCAATGTCCATAGATTAGTAGATTTATTCATCCATTCAAGTAGTAGTAGGTTAATACTTCTCCTTGCTGAGTCTAATTTCTGCGGCGTAAGCATTTCTGGGGCAATGCCTATGTTTTCATAGGCATCCCTTATTAAAGGCTCTACTTGCACCGATAGAAAATCATAACTACCTGATGTATTTGCCATATCGACACTCTACACGCCAGGTGAACCAAACACCCCACGAGGATTAGATACCCCAAAAGAATAACGCTCAGTTGCTTTAAAAATTGCATTATCAGTTGGAAAATCTACATAGCTATCAGTTTCAACTCCAGTTCTTTGGAAATGCTTTAATCCATCAGGAGCATCAGTAATAATAAACCACGCGTCAGGCGATGTTAGATACTGATTTACCTTATAACCTTCTGGAATATAATCATTATGATAAATAGCATTAATATCGTTATTTGCCGTAGATACTCTAAATTGACTATTTAGCAGTCTTGATGCTGCAAACTGTAAATCCCTAGGAATAATCAGCTTTTTAGCCATTGTTTGAGCTAGTATCCCTGATTGCATTGGAAACTTCTGAATAGCAATAATTGCCTGCTCTAGACCAGCTTCACTAAAATCAACAGTAGCAGATCCAGCAAGAGAATTAGAAAATACCCCACCATCAATTGGATGGTTATTAGAACATACTGGCTGACCATCCCCTATTGGGTGATTTACATTAAATGCATTATTTAATACATTTGCCCCGAGTATATTCTTGGTACTAGCTAATGCATCACGCAAAGATCTTGCTTGTTGCGGAAACTGATTTTTATATAGATTATCTTCTACCGCTTCTTTAGTAATAGTAAAAGATAAACCCACTCTTTTATGGATATAGTTAGTAACTATTCTTTGTCCCATACTATCAGATGCAATAGGTTGACCTTCTGGCTTAATATCAGCATTACCAAGATATTTCATTTCTACTTCGATTTCTTGGTATTTATCTGATTGATATGTTTTAAATATATCCTTCCATTGAGCAGGATATGTCCCATAATCTCCAAATACTGCCTTTAAGCCAGGGCGCAATAACTGCGCAATTTGACCTGTATTAATCATTTTTATTTACCTCTTATATTAATTTAAGCTGCTACTATTCCAAGCGTACCTGCTTTAAAAGCATGATTATTGATCATCACTCTGACATTTAAAAAAGGCGAAGTAGTTGCATCTTGTGTATAACTAATCGGCTTATTTAAATTATCTGGATCTAATGTATAACCTATTACTTTCAAAGGGAGAGTAGCTGTGGTATGAGCTATATCATTTGCTGTAAACTTAGTTGCAAGAAACACCCCAGATTCACCACTACGCGTGTTTCCATCAGCTGGGTTATTAGGCGCTAAATTGCCTCCGCCTCCACCGAGCCCGAGTCCAAAGTTTCCGCCTACCATATTATAGGTAAACCGTGCATCATTTAGTACATTCGTCCAAGTAGAAACCTGAATATCATAAACAACACTCGGGTCATCAATAACAGATGCAATAATTTGAGTGCCAGCTTGCACTAGCGTTCCTGCAGGCCAATAAGCTGATTGTACTAAATTACCATTTATATCTTTGTACCTACATCCAGCAAATACCCCAACTACTGATACATCATTAGTTCCAGCATTACCATCTGTATTAAATCCATATCTTGCAATAGTACCACCGCCCTGATTGGCAGCTACTGGATTAAAGATAACAGGGTCTCCTGTAAAAATATTACTTGCATAGGTAGTAGCACCATCTGCACTTGCAGAGATAAAATATTCATTTACCTTCTCAGTCCAAGAACCTCCGTTGATAGACGAAATAGGTCTTAAACCAAAAGGAGCATTGACGCCATACGCCATAATCTTGCCTCTTATTATTTATTAACTTAAAACTATTTGAAAATCTTTTACGGATAGACTTAAAGCAACCTACAATACGATTTTAAGTTTCGCAGAAACTAATAACAGGAAATCTTTAATTTGGTGAGATTTCTAAAACCTAAAGTACGATTTTGATAAGTTCGTAGAACTTCTACTATTAAGCGCATTTGCCTATAGGATAGTTTATGTCATATTAGACATCTTCTTTTTATGGCTATAGAAGCAAACCGAGGATGCGATTTTAGCTTTAAGTTCGCAGAACTTTTATATTGATAATTGTATTATAACACATTTTTACAAATAATGAAATTAAGTATTTTGAGCATGCTCACAGTATACTAGTAGTGGTATCTACATTGGGCTATAATTATTTGGTTTTCTAATATCTTATATACTAACCTATGTTCTCTATTGATTCTTCTGGAATAAAAACCAACCCAGTTATGTTTTAGCATTTCAGGTTTTCCCTTTCCTACAAAAGGAGCCCTCTCTATATCTCTTATTAATAGATTTATCTTTTTAACAATAGATTTGTCTTGTTTTTGCCAATAAAGATAATCTTTCCAAGCATCTTCATGCCATGAAATCAACATCAATCTACTAACTCATGTTGTTGTGTGTGGCCTTTTTTAATTTCTCTAACGGCTTTATCTAAACGGGATTTATTTTTAGGACTAGCCATAAGATAAGCAGTTTCTTCGTAGGAACTAAAATCATCTAAAGAAATAATCACCGCTGGTTTTGAATTTTGGCGAGTAACTAAAACTGGTGTATGCTCTTCGTTTACCTTATCTAATACACTTGCTAAATTACTACGAAAAAAAGAATAATTTATATGTCTCATATTTTACCTACAATAATAACTTACCTATATAGTATATAGGTACTTGTTTTTGTACGCAAGTTTTAATTAGACATAACCACCACTGTAACTCCATCAGGAAAACTTTGCACAAACTCACCGCTTGCATCAAGTATTGCTATAGTTGCTGATGTAGTTTCTCTAACTGTAAAAAAAGCATGATATACTGGCGGTGGTAATGTGCTACCATTACTGCCCAATGTAATAATTACGCCATAATTAATTGAAGACATAGCATTAGTAAATGTTAGAACATATCTTCCATTGCTCCCTGTAATACTTGCAATATTCTCGGATGCTTGATTTACAATATTATTGCTGCTGCCAGTTACAGTATCTGTAAATACGCACCACGCAGATGGCATTAGTGGGTTACTGAATTTGCCATTGACAGTTAAATCATTAACATTAGCAATATTGTTATTGGTATCTACAGTGACGCCATTAAAGTTTAGCTTACCAGTGCCATTTGTTACCATATCAATATTACCATTTGCTATATTAGAGGTAATAATAGATCCGCTCATAGTAACATCACCAACCTCAAGAGAGCTAAGACCTATTACTATATTATTTAAATTTATAACCGGCTCTCCTGATACACCATTTGCATTAGTAATGACAATATTCTCTCCTGATACTAACTCTACTGTGCCAAAAGTCATTGGTGCTGTCTGCTTTATTACTGGAAATCCAATAGCAGCTATATCATTAAAATTAGTTAGTGATTGAGGCAAAGCAAAATCTATCACTCCACCAGGTGGAATAAGACTACCGTTAGTAATATTTATTGAATTATCAGAGCTTTGGGCAGTAACTGTGGTAATAGCCGCCTGTCCACCACCAAATGCAATCACAGACCATGTACCATTAGTAGTTGTGTTATCAGTTAGATTAATAAACTTAACCTCACCTGCTGCAATAGTTGTAAGTTCAGTAATTCTATCCTGCAGCACCACTTGAAACTCATACTGAGATATATTGCTAAAGATAAAGTTTCTACCTGTCTCCGATAGACTCGCATCAGGGAGTGCTATAGTCCAACCAGCCTGATTTGCCTCTACATCCATAATATCAGCTATGGTTATATCACCACTTGGCGTATAAAACGGCCAGTACATGACAATATCAGCAGTTAGCTCTATTTTCTGATAGGTAGAATTAGAAGGAAGAAATGCCATAATATTTTACCAGCTATTCATTGATGTTGTATGTTTATTAAACTCGCCTATATCATTACTGACATGGCGTAAGGAATTGATTTTATCTCGATTGATTTTGTCAAAATGTTCTCTTTCCTTATTGCAATAAACAGTCGGTCTTTCCATAAGTACAACATCTTTATAGCAAATATAGTTTTCTGATAAGGGATTACGATTTAATGGGTCAAAAGATACGCCACTTGCTCGATCTTTTGGTACTAACCTCCAGCCACGAGAGGCTTTTTTATCAATATTGTAATTTTCTTCACCTTTAATAGCTATATTTACCCATCTATAAGAGTAACCATCTTTCTTAATACTTGCTGGTATTTCTAGAGGACTTTCATAATCCATATCATATTCAGGCAGAGCTTCATATATGCGATTTTCACTTTGGCGAGTTTTTTTACCTTCATTTGATCTAGTTTCTTCTGTGCGAGTCATAATTATTTACCTTTATTTAATTCTTCTATTTTAAATTTAAGCCAGTCTTTTTCAGAAACTCCTGCATTTGACGCCATGATTTTCTCTTCAGCAGTAAGCACTATTTGTTTCTTAGTAGATGGAGGTGCTGTAGAGCTTGATTGATAAGATTTCTTTACGCCTGCTACATTATTGGAAGATAATGGAGGACTACTTACCTTAGGAGTTTTTAGTTTATCAATATGATTATCAATCATGTCAAAAAACTCAGAGGAATATAAATATTGCATCTGACCACTCTGATTGATATTGCTTTCTAGATTATTGATATAAGGAGCAACTTTTTCTGCTAGGTTTTTGTCATAACTTCTAGATTCTGGATTTAACTCGGGATGAGATTCCACCCATTCTTGGGCCATAGTTTGCTGCAAAGGGGTAAGGCTATTGTAATTTTGCTCTTGCTTGTCTTGATGCTCTGTCCGATTCTGATCAGTTTTGGGTTTTTGATTGCCCTGCTGATAATTCCATTTATCAATTTCATGTTTGGCAATCAGAGCTTTATTATAAGCCTCATCTGCTTTAAACATACTATCCATATCACCATTCTCTATAGCTTTACGCTTCAAGTCTCT